TTTTTACTGGCGCTCCTTTCGATTGGTCTTTGGTTGTTCGCAAGTATTATCTTAGTGCTGTGCGAGTTATCCAAAACAATCGCCTCGCTTTTGAAACAGCTGTTGGTACAACAGCTCAATCAAGAGAGTGGGAGGGTCTATTTCGCTATGTGACTTCGAAAAGTAAGGAAAATATTGTTGCTGGGGATTTCGCTTCTTTCGATAAGAGGATGCCTCCCGAATTTATTCTAGCAGCTTTTGAAATCCTTATTGAATTATGTTCTTTATCAGGTAATTTCAAACCTATGGATTTCCAAGTGATGTGGGGAATTGCAGTTGATACTGCCTTTCCAACTGTTGATTATCATGGTGATTTGGTTGAATTTTACGGATCTAATCCGTCAGGTCATCCTCTCACTGTTATTATCAATTCTCTTGTTAATAGTTTGTACATGAGATACACTTATGTTAAATTGTCCCCAGGCGTTCCTCTTGAGAAATTTCAAGATTACGTTAGTCTTTTGACTTATGGTGATGATAATATCATGAGTGTATCTGATGACATTGCCTGGTATAATCATACTTCTATATCTGAAGCTTTCGCCGATATGGGTATATCTTATACTATGGCGGAGAAAGATCAGGTTTCTATTCCTTATATTAATATTTACGAAGCATCGTTCTTAAAGCGTACATGGCTCTGGAATGACGAACTAAAGTGCCATTTGGCACCTTTAGATCCGAAATCTATAGAGAAAAGTCTCATGGTTTGGGTGAGATCTTCTCAGATAGGTGAAGAGCAACAGTGTATTGCTGTTATAACTTCTGCAATTCGTGAATATTTTCAGTATGGTGAAGATGAATTTAAGGATAGAAGAGAAATTTTGGTTCGACTTGTCGATCGTATGAAACTTAACGATTGGGTGGAAGAATCAACTTTTCCAACTTGGGAATATCTTGTGAAAGAATTTGAGGAAGCTAGTTTAGCTATCGCTTTTTCCGAACATGATAGATCCAATTGTTTAATTGCTCTAAAACATTAAAATTGAGCAGCAGTGGAGTCTGCACCTCTCCCGTCGCCGTTGCGTTAATCAGGCAAACCCCTTTTATTTTTACTTATTATGATGACAATTACAAAAAAGAACGATTTAGAGTGGGCCGCAGTTAGTAAGCCGGTGCCACAAAGCTACAAAGTGATCACTGGATTTTTGCAATCCGGTTTGATAAATGATAATAAGCAAGAAGCGAACTCTGAAGAAACAGTTGAGGTGTTGGAATTTTCCGACGCTGCCGCTGGGGATAAAGTTGATTTGGGTATGAATCCAAATTACCTCATGAGTAGTGGTGCTATAAATGCAGAACTTGGTGATTTTCTATCAAGACCTGTGTTGTTGCACACGCAAACATGGACTGAAGGAACAGCTTTAGATCCTGCTGCACATACTTTTCTTCCGTGGGAAAGGCTGTTGGATGAACCTGCAATTAACAGGAAGATTGACAATTATTATTTGATGAGAGCCAATCTCCATTTGAAACTGGTTATCAATGCTTCACCATTTTATTATGGTGCTGGCATGATGATATATTCTCCAGTAACTCACTTGGATCCTGGTGTTGTTGGTGCTTCTGGAAGCACAGCTTATAATGTTGGGTATTCACAAAGACCCAACATTAAGTTTTACCCACAAAATAGCCAAGGAGGTGAACTTGTGTGTCCCTTTTTCTGGCACTTGGAGTGGTTAGATATTACTAATCGAGCTCTAGTACAGAAAATGGGTCGCATTCGTTTTTCTTCTTTTGGCAACCTACTCAATGCGAATAGTGTTGCTGGTACTGATTGCACAATCCAAGTTTTTGGTTGGCTTACGGATGTGCAATTAGCTGGTCCCACCAGTCATATGGCTCTTCAAGCACGTGATGTGCAAGATGAGTATGCTGAAGGACCGTTATCCAAGCCTGCATCTGCTATTGCTAGAGCTTCTGGTCAACTTTCTGAGCTACCATTAGCTGGCCCATTTTTCACAGCAACTTCGTTTGCTGCGGGAAAATTCGCCGCTGTGGCTAAGCTCTTTGGTTATACAGATACTCCTGTAATTGAAGATGTTCATGCTTTTAAAAGCAATCCTATTCCTCAATTGGCTTCAACAGATATTGGCACACCTTTTGAAAAGCTTTCGTTAGATTGCAAATCGGGTTTATCTGTTGATCCTAAGATCAATAATATTGACTCAAATGATGAATTGCTCCTCAAGAATTTTTGTGGGCGAGAGTCTTTTCTATTTGATCTAACATGGACAGCAGCTGACGCAGCTGACCATGTGGTTGGCGCATGGAAAGTTACACCGGACGTTAAGCGTTCAGTGGCGGGCGCTGCTGGTGAGACTTTGTGTTATAGATCTCCTGTTGGACACGCCTCTATGGCATTCCAATTTTGGAGAGGTACTCTAACATATCGTATCAAGGTTTTATGTTCACAATATCACAGAGGTCGTATGATGCTCACTTGGGACCCAACTGCTATTACAGTTGCGGCCGCAATGACACAGACGTACAATAAAGTGATAGATATTACTGAAACCACTGATTTCACTATCAGCGTACCATGGGTGCAACCTTATGCTTATGGTACTGTAAGCACCAATCCTCTTATTGAAAATTGGAGTGGTACAGGAACTTTGGCTTCTACCGATTATGTTGATAATGGTGTTCTCAACGTTAAAGTGTTTACGAAGCAAACTTCTCCCGTGGCAACTGCCGATATTAAAATATTGGTATTTGTAAAGGCAGAAGATGATATTGAGTTTGCTGGTCCAGTTGATATAAGTACCAATTACAGTCCTTATGCCATTCAATCTACGGATGTTACTGAATACACTGAAAGTGATGATAAATCTTTCACTTTGGGAGGTTTCTCCACCCAAACTGATGATAACATCAATCTTGTGTATCAGGGTGAATCTATAAAGAGTTTGAGAACTCTTTATAGAAGGAGTGTGTTGTATGCCAATATGGCGTGGACATACACTTACA